GAGTTGCTTTATATAGTTTAGCTGACATGATTTGTGTTTCCTAAGGAGTGATTCCTCCCTTTTGATTATACTGAGTGGGAGGATAACTCAGTTCCCTAGGAAAGGTTAGCCTGCTGCGCCTGCTGTCAAGTTATAGATAACTGCATTAGCTGGAGGATTCTTAATTACAGTTGTGAGTTCTGTAGTCAAGGTGCCTCCAACTGCATCAATACCGTTATCATTCGCATCTGCATCTTGGTTGAATTCCTTATTCTGAGTCTTGCGATCACCCAGATAAGCCAAGCGGAAGGTAGACAGGTCAACTGCCACAGCCATCTTGCTCCAAGAAGTATTGGAGTTCATCAATGGATGCTCAATCATGTTGAACGTACCGCGAGCAGTTTTGAAAGTAGAGAACTGCAGACCATAAGAAGTCTGGCCATCAGAGAGATAGTAAGTACCATTCAAGCGACCAATGTTATTGATAACTCGTTTAGCTGTACCACCTACAAACAGAACTCGCTCGTTAGCAACTTTAGGGTCAGTTGCCTGGTTGAACACTGGATCGAGGAAACCTTCCAGTTGAGTGTAGTTGGTTGTACCACCTGCGGTATTAACGTTAACTGCACTGAAGTAGCTAGGGTAGTAGGAGAGATTACCAACTGTGTTAATCAAGCCATCCATTGTGCGGAAAGGTTGACCGTTACGAGTACCTTGGCTACGCTGACCGAAGAAGATAGCTTTCTCGATATCAGCAGCGTGGAAAGCTGCGCAATCTTGGCGACTCTCTGCAACGTTAGTATCACCTGCCAGCATCATCGTGCTACGAACTGAATCAGAGATTGCCCAAGTATTGCGGAAAATCTGGGTGAAGTTAGTAATACGAACTGGATTGATTACCAGAGAGCCTGGGCGTAGAGAAGCTTCTTCAAAAGCATTACCAACTTGGAAGAGAGAAACTGCACTGGAGATTGCCTGAGCAGAAACCGTACCAACTGCACGAATCACAGATACAGAGGTACCAGAGATAACTGCGTTGACAATCAAGTTCTCGCCGGTGGTATCGACACGCATAATCATGTTAGGTAGCACATTGGTAGTGCTAGTAACAGTCAGAATCGTATCAGAAGCTGTAGCAGAAGCTGCAAGAACTAGCTGAGGGAACAGCATAGTCTTAGTGAAGAAGCCATGCTCCGTTTGGAGAGCAGTATCACTGGGCAACATAGAAGTAAGACCAAAGAGAGGTGCCTTACCATTCGGCATCAACCGAGTAATCATGGAGGCAAATGATTTCTTTGCCAGATCTTGAGTCAATTGACCCGAGGTGAAAATACCAGTAGACATATAAGTTCCTTATTTAGGTATGAAAAGAATAAAAAGATTACAACAGTTTCTGACCGAGGGAGTCAATGCGAACTGTAGGATTAAATGTGATTGCCACATTAGTACCAGTTGCAGAAGCATTGGCAGAGAGAGTAACACCGACACCTGGCTGGATAGAGAGCACAGTGCCTGAAACACCAGTACCAGTAACTAGCATACCAACCGAGAGTTGAGAAGTCTGGAACAGATTCATACCAGTAATCACAGCGGAAGCGTTGGTAGTTGTAGCTGCAAAGACTTGCTGAGGAGTGCCATTGGTAACAGTAACCAAATAGTCTTTCACAGAGGAAGCTGCAACCGCGCTATTTGCACCTAGAGTTACACCAGTGCCTGCAGCCAAAGTCATTGCGAAAGCAACAGAATTGATGTAGCTGAGACGGAAAGTTGTGCCGTTCTGGGCGCCATTACCGCTAGATACACCTGCAACACTTGTGGTATTGTAGTTGTAGTTACCAATCAAGGCTGCAATGATGTTAGCAGCGGTATCGGTAGTATCGGTAAAAGCGCCTGTTGGACCAGTGCGGTTAAGAATACCAGAAACAACTTGTGCAGCTGTAATGGTACCAGAACCTACAGTGGTGAGGGAGGAGTTGATGATTTCAGCAGCGCCAATAACATCGCCAGGATAAGCCCGACGTTGCAAGCCTGCATCAAAGATAGCTGGATAGACGACCATAATATATTCCTAAAAGTTAAAAAGAAAGAACTGAGAGTTACGCGAAGAATTTATCCCAATCTACATCTGCTTTATTACCTGCTGTCTGATTTGCAGACTGTGCAGGTGTTGGAGCAAATACAGATCCAAGTTGCTTGAAATAATCTTGCACTTGAGACTGAATTTCCATTGAAGTTGCATTAGGATTCTTACGAGTTAATTGCTCTGTAAGTGCACCTACCAATGGTTGGACAGCTGGATTATTTAGAACTGGATTGCTGACTTGGAGGCCCTCATTAACTGAGAACTTCTTCATCATTTCTTGCATTTTACTGTCGTAACTTTCACTATTCTTTTTAATCGCCTGCTCCACAATTTTAGTAGTGGCCATAGCTGATTGTCCATAAACAGTTTGAGCTACTGAATTCATAGCTGTTGCAAAAGCTTTTACTGCACCTTCGCCACCTTGGCCAATTGCTGAGAGTTGTTCAGGTGTGATAACTTTTGCAAAATCTACTTGCCTCGCAGATTCCATTAGCTTAGTGGAATCTAGATTACCGAACAGAGTTGTATCTGCTGGTGGAGTATTAGGATTAGACCAGACATCTTTAAAGCTCTCCATGGGGGTCGATGGAGTTTGTTGATTCTGTGGAGGATTAGCAGCTCCTTCTGGAATTAAGCCATTTGGCGCAGTTTGCGCTGTAGCTGCTGTACCTGGAGTTTGGTTACCTGGAGTCTGTTGATTCCCTGGAGCGTTAACTTGTGGAGGGGTTGTTGGGCGAAACATAGAGAAGATATCGAGAGCCATGATTTGTTTTTCCTAGAGATTTAGTTAGCGAGTTGAGTTTCAGATTCCAGACTACGTAATAGAATATATCTATATGCAGCCATCTGACCTTTTAAGAATGCCTCATGCTGTGCAAAGGCAACTATGTTTTTAGGATCTAGATCTATATTGAGCCGAAGCTCAGCTACAGAAGATAGATCATTTTGAATGAGCCGGAGTTGATCTGTAGAAAGAATGGAACCTTGGAGGATTTCATCTTTAGTTAGAGCAAAACTGGTAAAGGTGTTGATATCAGTTGGGGAACTCATGATATGGAAGTGTAGAGTTATGAAGTAGTGGAAGGAGAACTTGCTGGATTCGGAGCAGCTGCGGCAGCAGGAGTACCTTGCTGATTCACTGGAGCCCCTGGAATATATCCATAAGATGCTGGAACTGGTTGAGGTTGATTAAATGGTTTATCCTTTTCCATAGAGAGTTGCGTAAGTTGTGACCACTGAGAGAGAGCTTGTTCGTAGGCTTGCTGCTGAGGAGATTTCTCAAATGCTGCAAGATCTACATTACGAGTTTTCATTAGATAGGAGAATGCAGGAGCTAGATTATAACCTGCCCCCAAAGCTGGAGAGCTTGCCATAGTCTGGAGAGCTACTGCAAATTCATCAGCAGAAATAGTCTTATCTGTAGGTGTAAGTCCATCAGTAACTTTGAAGGTAGCTGCGGATTTGCGTAATGCTACTGGATCAATCTGTACTGAAGATTCAGCAGAAGGAGAGTAGATAGAAACTCCTGCCTGATACTGCATGATGTTGAGTTTAAGTATCTGCTTTAGCGGAGTGAATACTTGAGCCTCAAATAGCATTGCAGTCAGTTGGTCTCTTCCATTAGCATTACTCATTACTGAGTCATACTCGTGGAGAGTTTTATTCCCCTTTACAAACTGTCCTTGCTTAGCCTGGTTTTGTCCATTAACCGCATTCGCCATCTGAAGCATCTGTGGAAGTTCTTGGAAAGCTACCTGAGATTGGTCATCTCTGAATGGGAATGCATAGACTGCTTCGCCTACAGGTTTCCCATAGGCAGCTGGGCGAACTGGAATCTTAGCTGATGGGTTATCAGAGTTTATGTGTGCTTCAGATACTCGTGAAGGGTCATATAGAGTGCGGTCAGAGATAGCACGACGACGGGAAGCCATAGCGGAATTGACAAGTGCAGAGGAAATTTGTTGGAAAGGCTCTGCATTATTTGCAAGGCTCTTAGTTTGATAACCAAGTCCATCCTCATTACTTTGTCCGAAAAGAACTGGGAGATAGCCGTGAGCATTTGTTTGACGTTCTGCATAGATAAGCACCTGATGGTTAACAATGATGAATTTCCAGATCTGTGGAGTGTTAGCTGAAGGTACCCGCAGATCGAAATCGGAAGGAAGAATACGCGCATATAGCGTAGTTACTTCGTAGAGATTCTTATATTGGATCTGATTAGTCTTCGTGGAGAGAGTTGCCCAAGCCATCCAATCTGTAGACATCTTAGGATCTTTAGAGATCAATGCATCAGGATTAATTTGTGGGACATAATAAGATTCAATGCCTCCAGTACCTGAAGATGCTCCACCAAGTCCTGATTCGAAGGCAGGAATGATATTCGCAATCATCTTATCTGGAAGCTCATTGATGAACTTTTTCAGGTGAATGCGTGACATTAGTTCTGTAGTGCCTACGAACTCTCCATTCTTATAGATCTCTGTTGGCTTATAGCGAGAGTCAAAGAATGTGTTATACATATCCCAACGGCGAATCTTGTTACCTTCCCAGATAACTTCCTTAGGTTTCCCTTCGCGCCCGGACATGAATCCAAGATCAGTTTCGATAG